GGCTTGGCGTACACCTGCGGCAGGATCGTGTCGCGGAGGTCGTTGTAGAAGTCACCGGCCTGCCACGGGATGTCGAGTAGGCGCTTGATGGCGCCGTCGGTGGCGGATGCGGCACCGATCATGTCGCGGAGGATGGCCCTGGCTTCGGTCAGATCCTCGATGCTGCTGGTGTGCTTTACCCGGATCTCCTCCGGTGCATTCCGCAAAAGCGCTGCCCGGAAGGTATTTCCGCATACGACAATGAAGGAAGCGAGGCAACCGACCAGCGAGCACGTCCCATCGTGCGAGGTGCCGAGGTTCATGGCGTGGCCCCGTGCCACCATGCCGTCGAGGGCTGGGTCGTCGGGGATCCCGACGGACACGAAGGCGAGGCGCCTGTCCCTGAGTGTTCCGGCGGACAGGATCGGCAGGTCGACGCCACGCTCGACGCGTGCAGCCTCGCGGAAGACTTCGGCCAGTTCCACCAGTGTCTCGTTCTGGAGCAGTCCGTATGCCTTCGTCGGGAAGTAGTGCGGCGCTACGTCGGCTCCGCAGGCGATGCCCTGATGACCTTCGATGGCTGCGTCACCCTCGAGGACGATGTATCCGGCGGCGCGGGCCTGAGAGATGATCGTGCCGAGGCTGCCGAGCCGGTCGAGGTCGAGGTACGCGGTGCGGCGGAGATCGGCCAGGGGCACACTCTCCACCTCCCAGTCGCCTACCCCCAGCACCCGACGAACGTCGGGAAGGGTCAGGCCGTTGTCGGTGTCTTCGAAGCGGAGCTCCTCCCCGAGCCGGTGCCAGTTCCCCATACCTGACAAGGGATGATTGGTGCAGATCAGGACGTTGTCCCTACCTGTGATTTCGTGCGGCATGTCTTGTCTCTTTCTGTCTGGTTGTGGTCGAGCGGTTGCCCGTCCGGGTTCATCGTATATGGCGTAGGGGCCTCTTGTGCGGATGCCATGACGGGTAATCTGTGGGCGCACACCGGAGCGTCCGGTGAGACAGGAGCAGCATGGTGAACAACGAACCGGAGAAGATCCGGCTGAGGAACGGGGCGCAACCGATCCTGTGGCACACATGGGCCGGGGGTGGCGGGTTGCGCCGTCACCTGGGCCTTGTTCTCGCCAAGACAGCCCACGGGCACCACAAGTTCGTAACGTGGCGGATTGCCAGCGATGACGGGGTGGTGTGGGATTGTGCGGCGGGTCACTACTGGGGGCAGATGGCTCAGGGGTTCCGGTCGTACAGTGAACGGCGCGAACAGGAGACACCCAGTGGTTGAGATCAAGATGGAAACACAATGCCTGCACCACGACCACCCTGGCACTCAGGTGATCGCCGCCTACGTCCAAGAGGGGCCGTCCGACGGGTGGTACTTCTCGATCCTGTGTGACGAGGAAGCAGAGGAACCGTGGGGCAGCGCAATGTCGAACTACCTGTCCAAGAGTTACGCCTCGTACGACGAGGCGGTGCTGGGGATGAACGAGAAACTGGCAGCCCTGATGTTCCCTCATTTCGATGTGGCCTTGGAGCCGTGTGAGTTGCGAGGCTGTAAGGGGTACCAGCATGCCGAATGACACCGTGGTCGAGATGGAGTGCCGGCAATGTGACAGCGTCGACCGGCTGAGCCTCCCGTCGAACTCCTTCGCAGCGTACGCAGAGGGCGGCGACAACATTTCCCTCGTGTTCCCCGCCATGTTGAAGGATGACCGGGAACTGCTGATACAGGCAGCCCGCAAGAAGCGGGGTGCGTTCCATTGGTACCTGTGTCCGACGTGTTGGGACATGATGGGGGACGCTGGCGAGGTAATGCTGGCCGAGGTCATCGACGCCGTCGAGGACGACGGATGAACATCACGCCGCAGGGATACGAGACAACGCTGACGAGGAAAGAGCTCCTGGAGGCGCGGGACAAGGATGCTGCCCGGTTGCGGGCGGAGTGGAAGGCCGACAAAGAGAGAGAGGAACAACGATGATGGATTGGGAAACGCTGTACCGGAGGTTGGTGACGCGGCTGGAGGAGATAGCCGACAGTCCCAGCGCAACAGAACGGATGCTCGACTATGAAAGTCTTGCCCGTATCCATGCCCGGATAGTAGTTGACCTGCCGGTGAGGGGGGAAGGGAAGCCTCCGTCGAAGGAGGCGCTGATGGCGCAGGAGGGAGCGGGATGAAGGTAACGCCGCGCCCAGCGATGCAGCAATGGGAGATCCTGCTGGATCTCGATGACGTGACGGAGATGCTGGAGCCAGCCAGAGCGCACGAGGTGTTCGTTCTGCCCGGCAGCACCCTCCAGGTCACGCATGTCGACCGTGCCCCCGGTGGTGACGATCTGGTCCGTATCTGCATAACGGAGGTGGCAAGTGGGACACCTTGACGTACAGGTAGAGACAACAACCATTCCGACAAAGCCATCAACCACCGGGAGGTAACTGTGGCAACACCAACCAACCCTGACGGGGAGTTCCTGACTCCCCTCGTGACCGTGGAGGGTCGCCTCCGCGAGGCCCAGCGCACGCTCTTGGGCGTGCATGGGCCGTTCAGCGACATCGTGGCGAAACCCCACCTGTTCGATCCGGCAGGCATTGACCGGATCAGAGCCTTGATCGAGTCGTTGGATAAGGAGATACGCAAGGAAGCCGACCGGTATTCAACGGCTTCCGGGTGGGGAACACAGCGTGGGTAACGGCACTGATCCTGTCTACGTTTTCGGTACCGATCTGCTGCCAGAACCGTGCATATTCGGCATTGCGATGCGGAAATATTTGGACGAATACGGCGATAACCATGAGAAGGTTTTACGCCTTTCAGCGGAGATAGCCCACAACCTGGAGGGGTTGAAGATGGCCGTCGCTTTCGTGCGTCGACAGGCCATGCTTGATGCCCAACTCGACATCGGTAACGGGGCAGCGGTTGGACGGCTGGCCGGCGTGGGTCGTGTCCGTTCGCATGAACTGCTGAACCGTGCCATCGACGAGCGGATGCACAACGTGGCGTTGTCGGATGTGGTTCCCGCGTTCTCCGACGACCCCCTGTATGATTGACCGACGGTACCCCAACCCCCCTTTAGGGGGGGTTGGGGGTAACGGGGCCCATCGGGCCGGTCGGTGTCGTCTGTCCCATGCGGGGCGGCACCGACTGGGGTCCGTCCCGTTGTCTCACCTGTATGCCATACTGATTCCGTGATTGAGATTCCGATTCGCCAGAGTTTCCTGAACACGTTCTCGAACTGCCCGGAGCAGGCCCGTCAGGAACGCCTGGGTCTGGTCCGTTCGCAGGAGAGTAGCGACATGTTGCGAGGCAACATGGTTCATGCCGCTATCGAGTATTGCGGTAATGAACTAATGCACACGGGTAACAGGGTTACCTATAGGGAAGCATCCGAATACATGGATGAGATCACAGCCGGTCTTGCCGGAGGGGTGGAAGTGTGGCGCCATGAGTTTGAGACTGTGGTGGATGTTGCCCGAAAGAATCTCAGTGTTTGGCACGAAGAATGTTTCCCGAACCTGATGGTTCCAACAGGTGTCGAGCAGTCTTTCCGCACCACTCTGGATGAGCGTGACGGTGTACGCCTAGTTCTTACTGGAACCGCTGACTGGGTTCAGGATGACCTGATCCTGGACTGGAAGAACCCGAGCCGTGAGTACCTGCCGTGGGAGCAGAAGCGGTGGAACCTCCAGGCCAGTGTCTACTGCTACGCCTTCGGCATTCCGCACTTTGATCTGGTGGCGTTGGTAACGGGGAAGGTCCAGGTCATTCGCATTGAACGGGATGGCTCCGAGGTTGAGGCGCTTCGGGATCTCTGCTGGTCTGTCGCTGCTTTGATACAATCCGATTTGAAGGTCTGGCCTAAGCGTTGGGCGGGATGGCATTGCTCACCGAAGTGGTGCCCCGTCTGGCAGGCTGGTGAATGCCGAGGGAAACACCTTGGCTCTACACCCTGGTAAAGGGGAGAGAGAGAGATACAGCATGGATCGGGATTCTTCGATCATCGCTCAGGTTGCAGCAAAGGTGGCAGGCTCCGTCTGCTGCGGGAGCTCCGACATTGACAAGTACCTGGGCTGCGTGGAGGCAGTCCACAATGACCTGATGGAGCGTGCCGGTGCCGGCATCGTTGCTCAGGTGTTCCCCGGAGCGGTCACTACGGCCGGTCCTGCGCCCACTCCGGCGCCTGGCCCGACCCAGCAGTCGGTTGCCGCTGCTCCTGCCCCTCAGGCGGCTGGAACAGCCCCCGGTGGGGCTCGTGTGGGGGCGAAGATTTACCCCCGCGTCGACTTCTGTGTCGGCCGGCAGTCGGATGAGAAGCAGGCTGCGTGGAACGTGTTGGCGTTCCAGCCGAACGAGTGGTCCGACGGTAACGGCGGCACCATCAAGGTGTTCGAGGTCAAGGAACACGGCGACGGCACCACTGATCTTGCCAAGAGTGGCAAGAACTTCCCGAACTTCTCCGTGATGAAGGAGGCGTTCGCTCACATGGGGGTCACCGTGGGGAACAACGTGGGCCTGTGGGTCAACGATGGTGACAGCAACGTCCCGTTGAAGGTGTGGGATCAGGCCGCTGGTCAGACCCAGGCCGACGCCGTCGACTTCCCGTGGGAGTCGAGGCGGTCCGAACTCCAGCAGTACGCCTACGGTAAGTGATCGAAGGCGCACCTGTTGCGCTCAGTGCGGCTGACATCGACGCCCGATTGGAGGGTGCCGATGTTCAGCCCGCTGGCCGTAACTATCGTTACTTCCAACCCAGCCACAAAGCGGTCGACAAGTGGGTGGAATACGCAGCGGGGAGCCACGACAGGTTCTTCCTGGGGTTGGGAGACATCGACACCAAGATGCGTGGCGTGTGGCCGTCGGATGTTCTGGTGGTCACGGGCCGTGCCCATAGTGGCAAGTCTGCCGTGTTGCTGTCGGCCATAGCGACGAACCTGGCTGCGGATCCAGACTTCCGCGCTGTGATCTTCACACCGGATGAGCCGGAGACTCTGGTTGTCAGCAAACTGTACGCCCTTCTGTACCTCCAGAACCTGGCCGACGTGGAGGAAGGGTTGCAGGCAGGCGACCCGACGCATCGGCAACACATCGAGGATGCCAAGGACACGTTGGATCGGGTGCAAATCTTTCCGGCTGCCATGCCGTTCGACGAGATGAGTGTCGCCCTGGCCGAGTGTGAGGACTTCTGGCAGATCCGTCCACGGTTCGTGATGATCGACTTCCTTGAGCAGTTGCCGGCAGCGTCCGGTTACGAGGGTGTGTCATCAGTGTTGAAGGGTGTGAAGGAGTGGGCTGAAACGGAGAACCTTCCCGTTGCCCTTGTTCACCAGTCTGGTAAGAGCTCGACGCGGGGAATGTCGAGGGGAATGGATGACGGTAAATACAACGCTGACGAGTA